CAATAAAACTTAAAAAACAATAAAACTTAAAAAACAATAAAACTTAAAAAACAATAAAACTTAAAAAACAATAAAACTTAAAAAACAATAAAACTTAAAAAACAATAAAACTTAAAAAACAATAAAAAAATTTTTTATTTTAATAATCTTTTATTTAATAATTATTTTTTTGATAATTATTTTTTTGATAATAATTTTGATAGTTCAGATAAAACAAAGGAGTCAACCTTCTTTACATGATAGCCTTTTTTACATCCATTTCTTTTTGGATGATCAACATTTGAAAATTCAATACCACAACAAGCAAATCTATTATTAACATTTCTTTTTCATGATGCATACACGAATCACTATTATTTTCACTATCTTTAAATCCCATTCCACAATTACTACATTCGTTAATTTTTGGAATAAACATTTCCAAAATATCTTTATTAAAGTTTAGTTTTTCAATTTCTTCTATAATATTTTTTTGTATGCACCATTTTTCTGCTAAAAGCTGTAAATATGATATATTTATATTTTATCGTTTATGTCTAATACTAGTTTATTATACCTAACACTATCTAAAATAATTGAGACAATATTCTTATCTTCCCATACCTCAATAACATTAGTTTATCATATTCAAATACTTTATTAATAAACCAATCCTTAAACACTATATTTTCAAATTCTGATTTGGGAATATTTATTTCCCCATCTCTACAAATAATTTTGTAAAAATCATACTTTTCATGCAATAATTCTTCTTGATTCATTGTTTTTGATTACAACATTGAAGATTTAAATGAACAAATTTTAAATAAATAAACAAATTTTAAATAAAAAACCAAAAAAAAAACAAAAAAAAACAAATTTAAAATTCAGCAAAACGTAACTAAACCATAATTTATAACTAAAGATAGAATAAAATATTAATAAAAAAAAAAAATTGAATCTAAATTGTAACATCAAAATAAGTAATCACAATGACTTCTATGCCCAAACCTTGTGAAAGTACAACTATGAATAGCCTTCAAACAATCTGTTTTGATAAAATAAATAAGCTAGGAATAAAGAATTTGAATGAAATTCTACCTGGAAGATTGTATAGAGATTACATTGTTTATTTGCTTGAAAATAATTTTGATGAATGGAAACAAAGGATTAAAATAGTAAATCGTGAAGTAAATATAAAAGAAATAGATGTAGATGTTGACATGTATTTTGACGAACTAGTATATAACATTTATATTAAAAAAAAAGTATACGATGAAGATGAAGAAGCAGAAGATGGAGAATTTATCCATTATCACAAATATCATGATGATACAAACGAATATGATTTATATTATGAAATTGCTAGAGCACAAAAATATATTGATTACGATAGTTTTGATGATGAGGAATACGAAGTTGATTAAAAATTATAATAATTAAAATTAAATAGTTAAAGGAAAGAATATAAATTATAATTTTTTTTATTTAACACTATAAATATAAATATAACTAAAGCTAAGTAATAAAACTAAAATAAAATAAAATAAATGAGTAACGAAAATTATAATAGAACAATTATTGGTTATGTGGGTGGAATATTATTAAATATAACATTTATGCCACAAATATACAAAATTTATAAAACAAAACATACAGAAGATATATCACTAACCTTTGCTATTTTACAAGTAATTACATGTATTTTTTGTTTAACATATTCTATAATGTTAGATGAAAACCCATTAATTATAGCAAATTCGGTATTATTATGTCAGTTAATTTCTTTATTAGTTGGAAAAATACTATATAGTTATGTATATAAAAAAAAAATTATTACTAATCAAAATAATCAAGATATAGTTTTACAAAATCAAAGTAATCAAAATCAAAATAATTTAGAAGTAAAAAAATCTTCTATTGTATAAAAAATAAAAATATTAACCAAATAAAATATTTAACTAGTATAAAAAATCAATAAAATCTTAATATTAATATTAATCAATAAATATTAACTAGTATAAAAAATCAATAAAATCTTAATATTAATATTAATCAATAAAATATTTAACTTAATCAATCATCTAAAAATTCAAAATCATCAACCTTTTCATATTTTGGAACATAATTAAGTTTTTTTTTTTTTTTCTGTTCTTCTTCATTAGAATAAGTATTATTTTTCCTAGCATCTAATACTTTTTGCCAGAAATTATAAATCTTAATATAATTATTGTTAAACCATTCTCTATTTCTTTTTACTAACACAACATTAAATTTATTAAGTTTCCAAAATGTTGTTGTATTATATTCATAGTTTGGATTTCCCAATATATCATCTATAATATTATCTTCCCATAGTTTAAAATCCTCAAATGTTTTAAAATTATCGTAATTGTAAAAATATATAGTCTTTTTCAATGAAAGATCGTAAACTTCAATAATAATACCTTTTTCGTTACCATTTTCCCTTAAAAGACTATTATTTTCATTTACATCTTCAAAAAAATCTTCTTTATTAGAATATTCGCGAATCTCACACTCCAAAAAATCACAATATTCTAAATCACACACTTCAAGCTGACCTTGTACTTGTGCAAAATAAACAGGTGGAATAATACCTGTAATAGGCCTTGATTTGGGACATTTAATTTCCAACATTCTTCCTGTATAATTTTGATTTTTACTTTTAATACTACAAATACCATCAGGAGAAGCTCCAAAAAATGGAATTGATGGATGTGGTAGACAACCAAACTCTGTTATAATTACATTACAACGATCTTCATAAATTTTTGTAGCAACGGGTTCAAATTTAATACCATGTAAAATAGCAGCACCTGGAGAATAATTAGATTCAATACCACATTTCTTTTTAACAATGTCAACAATTTTTGATTGATTATCACTTGTTATATAAAACAAATCACTTGCTGTTAATCTATTATTTCTAAATTCATACCACTCTGGAGTCCTTTGTTCGGGTTGAGGAATATTCTCCAAATATGTCAATTTATCTTCTAAATATTTTAGATGTGAATTTGAATAAATAGGTTGTGTTACTTGGATATGTTGGAGTAATAGTTCTTCAATATAAGATTTAATATCATCTATAATATTATCGTTAATTTCATTAAATTGTTGATAAATATGTAAAACTAAATCAATTAGATTTTCATTTTCATCATCATTATAAAATGTGTCATTAGTAATAGGGTTATTGTTTAAAAAGTCACTTATGATTATTTCAATATCCTTTGAATTTGTTACATTTGTAATGCTATTTATCATATTTTTTTTCTGCATAATCATAAATATTAAGTTTCAATTTTCTTTAAATTGAAATGAAATATACATACTAATTCTTATTTAAAAATAAATCAAAATAAATTAAACTGAATTAAAATAAACTGAATTAAAATAAATAAAGTTAATAAAAATAAATAAACTTAATCAAAATAAATAAACTAAATCAAAATAAATAAACTAAATCAAACTAAATCAAAATAAATAAACTAAATCAAAATAAATTAAACTAAATCAAAATAAATAAACTAAATCAAAATAAATAAACTAAATCAAAATAAATTAAACTGAATTAAAATAAACTGAATTAAAATAAATAAACTCTATTATTTTGTGCCTCTTGAACCAGTAACACCTATAGGTCTTGAGGCACTATCAGAAGCTAAATCAAATAGCCATGAATTTTGTGATGTTTCTTCTTTAGTTTCAAAATTATATTTAATAAAATCAGGTATATTGTGTAATGGTTTCATACCATGATTAAGAATTGGGACTTTTTCAATTGTATCACTTGTTACTTCAATACCACTACAGTCCCAAGCATGAATAATTTTTCTTGAAGGAATTGTCAATTTATTGTCTGGAATATCTAATGGAAGAATCCAAGAATTTCTATCAACCATTTTGTTTGGTGTTTCGCCATAGTTTACTTCAGTATATTCTAGAGGTGAATTATCATTACCTTTAATTTTATTTAAATCAATAGTTGGTTTGTATAATGTTGCACCTCTAGCAGATTCACCACCTCTTTGGAAATTTATAACATCTCGTGAAAAGGATTTGGTAATACTATTAACAACAATTTCATTATCTGTTACGTCAATATCAAAAGTTACTTTTCTATTTGTGTTAGTAAAATTTCTTTTACTATAAATAAAAACATTTATTATATAATTAATTCTATTGTCATTAACTGTTTTTTCGACTCTATCAATATTACCTACAAGTAAATTTTTGTTATGTGTTTTATTAATATCATCAACAACTTTATTTAATAATTCTTCGACTTCAACTTTTAATACTGGGTCCATAGCATCAATACTATATGATTCAAAGTTTTCATTTTTTTTATTTATGACAAATATTACAGCAATAAAAATTACTACCAATAATAATATTACTAACATTACTATATACATACAAAATTAAATAAAAATATTATTTAAATATATATATGAATTAATGAATAAATAATAATAACTATGTCTAAAATATCTACTATTAAAAGAAAAAAACGTTTTTTTGAAAATATTTCGTTTGATTCATATACTGGTTTAATATTTGTTAGTAGTTTTTTACCAAAAGTTACAAATACAAATAAACCTTTAAGAATAAATGTAACAAATCTATATTTTTATAAAAACAATATGACTTTATTGGATACTTATATTCCTGAAAGTAAAATATACAACTATATATGTAAAAACTATAAATTAAAAGATAATATCAAATCAATTGACAATATATATTTAGATGGTGAGAAAGTTATTTATTTAATTTATCTAAAACATGATACAAATATAAATAATTTCACAAAATTTAGAACACTTAATTTATTTAAAGTAAAAGATTATGAGTCATCTTACAATAATGATATATACCAAGCTATTTATAATAGAAATAAGATATTAAATTGTTGTAATATAAAGCTATTATATGATGAAAACAATTACGTGAAAACCAATATAAATTCCATTTTCTATTATCTTATAGGGAATGACAATGTAAAATAAGGACTTTTGGAGGGACAATGATTTGAATATAAATCATTTAAGGTTTTAGTTATGCTATTTTTATTTATACATAAGAAAATTACGATCATATATTATATAATTAAGATGAATTCTAAAAGCGACATAATTGATGAGCTTAATACCCTAAAAACATCAAATGTTTTAAAAACAAAAACACTTGATGATATTATTGAAAAAAATGTAAAAAGTATTGAACAAATGATTGATAGTAAGGTTATCAATATTTATGCACGTCCATGGGTTAAACTTGAGCCAAAATTAAAGCTTAGAAAAATTAATGAATTTTTTACTAATAATGATGAGTATGAAAATGATACACAAGAAAAAATTAGGAAATATTATTTAGATAAGAAAAAAGTAGTTGTAAAATATGACGTTGAATTGTGTAGCGTTGAATCAATTAAAACAAACTTTTAATTAATTATTCACATAGAATGAATCAATTAAAACAAACTTTTAATTAATTATTCACATAGAATGAATCAATTAAAACAAACTTTTAATTAATTATTCACATAGAATGAATCAATTAAAACAAACTTTTAATTAATTATTCAATAAGAGATTCCCGGAATGATGCTAAATCAATATCAGTTCCTATATCACTATCACTATCGCTACTTTCATATTGTTGTTGAATATCAAATTTAACTTTTTTTCTTTGTGGTCTTAAATTATTCTTTTTTATTATTGGACTTGGATTAGAATTATCTAAATTTTGATTTTGATATACTATTTCTTTTTGAACCTTTTTCTTTTTTGGAAATAAAACTTCAAATATATTTTTATTCTTATTATCTCTATTAAACATTAAAAATAATACAATTCCATCTAGTACTAAAAATAACCAGAAATATACTTTTAAACTATATAATAAAGCATCTTCACCACCTATAAATAATACAGCATGTAAAACTATATAAGCAATACTACCATAAATTAATACTTTTATACTTCTATTATATTCGTCAAGTTCTTTTTCAATTAATGTTGAGTTATATAGTAGATAAAAAAACATCCTTAATTTAAATTTAAATTATAAAAAAAAAAAAAATAATAAATTTATTAATATTAATAA